TCGCGACCTTTTTGAGTTAGACCACCAGTAGAACTCTTCAATCCCTTGGCATCAACAGCGGCTTCCACTACAGTTTCTTCTTTCACACAAGAATCGGGTGAGTATGCTTTCTTACCTGGAACAGGCTTATAGCCTTTCCAGCAGCGACCAGCTTCGGCGACAAAATCTTTATAGTTTTTCATGGGTAATTCTTTCCTCTAAACGTGCTTAGTGATATGCCCTGTTTACTGAGTTCATCTTGTTTTTGTGCGCCAATTGAAGCTGTGGTTGAATCTCCACCCATTTCAGCAACTGGCTTCTTCTTCAGAGGACTTGCTTTACCACTCTTGTCATTGATTTCGCCCATGTCTCGCCCAATGCCTTCACCACCAGCAGCCATTGACATACCAGTTTCTATGCCTTTGTCGATGGCTTCTTTGAATGAGTTTTTGGCTTGCGAGAGGGTGAGCTTGCCTTTGTAGCGGCTGGCTTCTTGGATGTTTTTGGAGCTGGCTTCGGCTCCGGTACTACCACTGGCTCCGGTACTACCACTGGCTCCAGTACTACCACTGGTGCTTCTACCTTCGGTAATGGTTGTGGCTCTGGTTCCACTGGTGGTTTGCTCTTCACAAAGAAACTTTTCACAAATTTCAACATTTACATTCTCCTTTAATTTAACTATGTAACCTTTGTCTGACTTAACCACTTCACCGCCTTTGGTGTGTGCGTCTTTAGCAGCATTGTTTCGTATTGCATATACTTTAGGCTTGTTACCTGATGCAATATATGTAGCTCCATCCTTGACAACTGTTCTTTCACCACTGATACTCTCACAGAATAAAAGTTCGAAATCTTCATTGATAGACTCTTTGACTGGTTTCTTGCGCGTGGGCTTCTGGCTACTAGCTCCACTCATAGGAACTTCAGCAGTCTTCTTGATCATCTTTTGCTGTTCAGTGTGTGTTGGATCCTGCACCAAAGTTCCATGAACTGAGTGATGCGTAACTTTACCATTCTTGCCGTATCTGCCATAGCCATAGTATTGAAGACCAAGGCGTCTAGCTTCATCAGTTGCTTTGTTTTCACCCTCAGCGGAGTGTGGAAGAGACTGTTCTGTGCCTTTCTTAGGAATAGGCAGTGTGTCTTTCTTCTGTAGTTCACCAGCAACCCATGCTTTAGCTTGTTCGTTCTTAGGTGGTGCTTGCACAAACTTTTGAACAGTCTTGAAGACTTTATCCATTTCCTCTTTTTTGGCTTTGACAACTTCTGGTGGTGCATTGCGCAAATCTTCGGAGTTGTCAAATTCAACATAGCTGTTGCCAAACAGTTTAGCCATCTCTGGGCGAGAATTATTTACTGCATCCCACTTTTCTTTACGGATGTTCTCAGGAACTGTGCGACCGCCTCTTTGCCCACGCTCAACGTTTCTCTGTGCGGAAACTTCATCTTGAGTGACAACTGCGACCATAGAAGTTTCGTAGCCAATCTCTTCTAGATTCTTTTTTATCTTGGCATACTTTGTAGGATCATCGCCTGTGCCATTGATAATAATACCGTTACGACCTAACAGCGCCAGCTTCTGCTTCAACTCTGTCATGTCTTTTGCTTTACCGCGAACAAGGGTTCGTGCGTCAGCTTCAGTCTCTGGCATTTTCTTGTCCAGATTGTTCTTGTCCATCAGAAACTCAAGTGCTTTGTCTGAGTTGATTTCAATCAAACCATGACCAGCAAGTGTGTTATCCAACACATAGTCTTTACCTGAGCCTGGACCGCCTGATAGAAACACAGCCTTGAAGATGCCTTTATCGTGGACACCTTCAGATAGAATCATCTGAATCTGTGATCGGAAATCTTCTTTGACTTGCATTCCCTTACGTACATCATTGTATAATTCTTTAGCGTGTTCGTGTGCTACGTGACTTGGAATGCCTTTTTTGAATTCTTTGAAGTTGCCTTTTGATGCATAACTGCGCATCTTAGATGCAGACATACCAGATACACCTTCAGCATCAGGATCACGCTCACCAGCGGAGTGTACTTCAATACCACGAAACTTGAAGTATCCATGCGTACCTTTTACGCCATTGTATTTGTGTAGTATTTTATCATATTCACCAGTTCTATCAGAACCAGCAATCATATGTAAGTGTGTGGCGCCAGTTTTGTATATTTTTGACGCCTGTGCTAGGAAGTTAGGCTGTTCTTTACTAGAGATTGTGATATTCGTGTCCGGAAAAAATCTCTTTGCGTGTTTGAGTTTTTGTTCGCCTGTGAGTGGATTTTTCTCAGAATCATGTGTATGCGATAGAACAACGTGGTGTGTTCCCTTCACAGATTTAGCAACATCTTTGACTTTATCAACCAGTTTTGCATGACCGGTTGTCGGTGGATTCATGCGGCCGAAAGCAAGGACCGCATGTTTTTCTGTTGTTTCTTCTAGATATTCTATAAACTTCATTTACTCCGCCTCTACAGCAAGTTTAGTAATTATGTTATCTATTTAGTAATTTTACATAGTCACTACAGATTCCAAAAGCACTCATTGTTTTGATATCCTGAAGGGAATACTGATTTTCAGGCATAACCAAGATAGTATTGTCTCCTATGGACTTTTTTCCAGGAAAAGCCCAAACATAACCCATAGACGTTAGTGTATAATCATCTACGTCATGCCAAAAACAATGCATGTTATTAGACAATGCATATTCAAAACCTTCGGCATTTTTACAGTGTACCCACAATCTGTCTGCCCTAAGTTTCAGCCAATCGGATGTGATCTTATATTCCGGAAAATCGTGTCCAAGATATATTCCAGTTTCTAATTTACGGAAATCTATCTCAACATCATATCCCTCAGAAATTGCTAAATCGATATATTCAAGAGAATTCTCAAGATACTCTTTAGGTCCTTCGGTATTACCTCGATGTGCAATCAATCTCATTTTTATAATTTTCTAAAAAATACTTCAAGTCTTCAGGTGTGCCGATGCCCCACATCTTTTCAATATTTTTGACACGAATTTTCTTGCCGTCAGCAATTGCTTCATTGAAAACAGGACAAACATAGAATTCCTTATTGACACGTATATTTTTCAAAATCATTTGATTTGCATACTTAACATAATCGGAACCTTTTTTCCAGTAATAAATTCCTACTGTTGCGATATCGGAAATAGGATTCTTCTCTGCGACCTCAGTAACGAAACCGTCATCGCCAACCTTTGCGAAAGACCATTTTGGATGAGTTGCTTTGAAGGTAACGATCCCAGCGTCAATACCGTCAGCAGTAAATGCATATAAACATTCATTAGAATTCCATTCAATGAACTGATCAGAGTTAGCGATCAAAAGAGGTTGATCATTATCAATCAATTCCTTGGCAAGTAATGTAGTACATGCTGCGCCCTCAGTGAGCCCATCAACTTGAACAATATCGCAGTTTGGTGCAATAAGATTCAAAAGTTGTTTGAGATTATATTTTTCATAATGTTCTTTCTGAACAATAAAAATAAAGTGTGCTTCAACATTCAAGTTATCTACGACAACCTGAATCATTGGTTTATCCGCCACTTCAATTAGCGGTTTGGGAAAGGTGTAGCCTGCTTGTGCAAATCTGCTTCCAGCACCCGCCATAGGAATCAAAACATTCATTTTATTATCTTTCCAAGGTATTCTTTTATAATTCACTCCGTTGAGAATATCTATGCCGCTTTTAACCTTTTCGTAAGTCATATCATTCGCATCTTTGATAGGAACTAAATGTGCTCCAGAATTCAATGCGGCGGCACGACCAATGTGACTATCTTCAAAAATAATTGTATCTTTAGGAAGAACATTCAACTGTGTCATGCATTGCCAGTACATTTCAGGATAAGGTTTTGGATATTTCACATCTTCATTACTAACATAGTAATCAACATACTTCATAATTCCAATCGCTAACAGAGATAATTTTACAGTTTCACGAATAGAATTACTGGCCACCGCGATTTTATAACCATAAGCCTTGATATGCTCAAACATATCAATTAGCTTTTCATCCCTAGGTAATTCTGTAATCAATGCAAAAGTAGCATTCTGCTTATCTTGCCAAACTTGATCATAATACTTCGGATCTAGACCTTTATTTTCGGTCAGCATTTTTAGTTTGCGGGTAGTATTCAATCCATCATATAAACTCAAATGTTCATCACGACTAATTACAAATCGATCATCAACTTTATTCAAAGCAGCGTTCAGAGATTCATAGTGCAAATCACGAGAATTGATCAAAACACCGTCAAGATCAAAAATAAAAAGTTTTTTCATCAATTAAAGTTTGTTGAATTATATAATAAGTGAAATATTTATATCAGCATTATTCATGAAATCTTTCTCGCACTTCAGGATGAATATTCTCGCCTCTGCCTGATGTTGGTAAACCACTTCTACAGCAAGTATAGTAGCTGTTCACATCACTGAGTTCATGTGTGTCAGAAATCGTATGCATCTTATCTACAGGCAAATATTCTTTCAACTTAACGAATAATGCATGAGTATCAACCAATGGTTTTCCTCTTGGAAAACCGTAGGTATCAAATATCGCTTTCTTTACGATGGGTGTCCACTTATGTGGATAAATGTAAAGATTGTCGCAAGTGAATTCATTTGTTTCCCACCAATCAAGTTCACGAAATAGAAAATTGAATTTATCATAATCAATATTTTCATTAGCAATAATTTTGCTGAAGTGAATGTCGGAACGAGTGAATACAATCAAATCTAAGTCTTCATGTTCAAATGCATCAAATGCTTTACCCTTTGTTGTAAAAGGATCAGATCCATCAAAATTGGAATAGACAATGCCATCAGGTTTCACAATTTCATGAAATTGGTTTTCGATTTCACGATCTGTAAAAGGATAACCTGAAAAGTATATCTTTGCTTCATGACCCTGTGCAACGAAAGGTTCAATAAGCATACTTTTCAGGTTAGGCCAACAGTGACGAAAATCCCTAACACTACCGGTCCTTCCTCCTGGTCCATAGATAATGCCAAAAAAACAAAAACCTATCTTCATTTTATGCGTATGTTACAGTAAAAATTATATGTCAATCGTGAATCAATTCACCGGTTCTGGCGATTCTTCCAGTACAATACACGCGATCAACCTCAATCAACTTGTTCTTAGGAATGCTCAAGAAATGAGCATGTTCGGTGTCCATTAAGCTAAGGCAATCAAATACAGCATGAAGAACACCGAAATACTCATCAGCAAGACTACCACAGAGAGAATATAGCCTAGTATCAATGCAGTGGGTTGCACCCATAACGACGGGATTCATCCATGTGGCATTCCTTCGTTTAAAAATATATTGTCCTTGCTTGTCATTATAAAATGCTATATTAAAGCCATCATCGAGAACATATCTGCCGGATAGCTTGAAAATTCTATCATATTTCAAACCATTTCTGAAAAGAAAATTCAGCATTTCCATCATAATAACGACTTCACCATGGCTCTTCAATCCATGTGATGAAAACATCTTGACTGCACGATGGTCATTGAAACTCACAATCTTACAGTATTCCTGTAATTCATCTGCCATTCCACCAAGTGGCGCAGCCGAGATATCAGCGAGAAAAATATCAGCGGTTGGATCTTTCTCACGAATTGACTTGAGTGTCTTTATAGTATCATCAAATCTTTCCATAGAATTGAAGGCACCACCTGTCGTCAGTAAAGCGGAAGTTACGATGAATACGTTCATGTGTGATTGAAATCTCTGAATATGACAAACCAATAGCCTGGATTGACATAGTTGATTTTGAAGTCGTGTGGCGACATTCTATATGACATTAGCAACATGGACTGATCATCATCAATCAAATCAACGTTGATGTAACTCATCAGTGCGTTTGTCATCAGTTTAGACATCCTCTCCCACTTGTCAACCGGTGCAACAATATGGCAGCCCTGAACATACACCTTGTTTGTTTTGACAATATTGAATATGGGTTCAGCTTCATCAGGATTAGAAAAACAGAATAGATTGATTAGATTCTGTGTGTTGAATTTCCATTCCATGCCAGCAGGACAGAATGTATCTTCACGCACATAACCAAAGTCCAGCCAAGCGGCAGTGCCTGTTGGCACATAACCCATCTTGATTGCAGTGTTTACAAACAGAGACTTGGCATAATTTATGAACACATAATGTGGCGACCAATACTCAGGCATTGTTGGCTGATTCAGATGTGCAATAAACTCAGGTCGTCTTTGAATGTGTGCTATGCGTCCAAGCAATTGTTTGTTGTCTTCAAAAATATTATCGGAGACAACGCAAATGATATCGTCACGATAACTTTTGATAGTATCAATGAACTTGCTTTCAGTGAAAACAACGATAGGATTCTTTAGCTCCGTTAGTCGCTTGAATCTATCCAGATATGTTTGTGTGTCACGCTTGAGGTAGTGTGGCAGTGGCTGACCATTCAGTGAGCCTTCCCAGTTTGATCGGCCAATATCAAAGAACGCGGTGACAATGGTGACAGTTTCACTCATTTTTTGATCCAGTACCAAACATCGTTAGGGCAAGTTTGAACTTCAGCGCCATGCTTTGCTGCAAATTCATTGACTGCACGATTCACACCTTCAATAACATTATAATCATGCCCAGCGAATACACCACCAGATTTTACTTTACTGAAATAATTTTCACAGTCAATTGTGACTTGTTCATATGTGTGTATTCCATCAATGAATATGAAATCAAGTGAGTTGTCTTCAAAATGATTGACCATGTTATCAGAGAAATCGCGATGCATGATGAATCTGTCACCGAACTCAGCACAATAGTCTAAAATTTGTTTATGCATGTCAACACGGTCAGACAAGAATCTACCATTCCAGTCCTGATAGTTTACATATGGATCAATTCCATGTAATACCAACTCAGGCAAGTTTTTCAGCAAGTAATGTGTTGTGTGACCTTCAGCACAGCCAATCTCCAAGCCGACTTGTGGTCCTTTGCCTTGCAAAAGCAGTAGAAGTCCTTTACCAGAACAAATCCACTCATCCGCAGGATTAGTATTCAATACAAGATATTCGCTCATAATTTTCTCTCATGTAGTAATAGTAAAATACTTAGGTGATGACCCAGTATCGGTTTCAGTTGTAATTCTCACATCATATTTATCATAGTAATATTTGACCCATTCGGGAACTCTGTCATATTGGTGGACAATAACGAAGGGTTTACCTTCAGCAGTCTTCACCACACCATCTTCCATGTATGGTCGTTCTTCTAGCAAGTGTGGTCCAAACTGTTCCATCTGGTCTGGTTTATTTGTCACATGTGCATTGACTGCCCAACCATCCATCAGCGGAAGATATGTTGTTACAGTATTCCATGGTTTGAAACTCAGCAGCATGTTGTATGCGGCTTGATCCGCAACCCAATCCGCACGATTACCAGACATTTGAAATAGCGCAAAGCACAAGTCTTTGATGTATTCTGTTGTGCCAGCTAGAATGCCTACATTGAAGACTTCATGATCTTTGATATCCTCATAGAAGTATTGACCGAAGTTCTTGATGATGTTATCGCGATTCCATTGCTCATGGCGAATCAGAATGGCTTCAGACTGTGCAATAATTCCTTTGTCTCTGCTACCATACAGTTTTTGCATGTATAAACTAGGATTACTCTGAAATATAACATCACGAACATCTGTGGTAATAACATAACGATATTTGTTATGGTGCTTTTTCAGAAAATCATAGATGTACAGAAATCGCATCATGTGAATCATCATGTTACCCTGTTTAGGATGTTCAATGACAGTCACACCAGCATCTTCTATCTCTAGCACAATACTTTTTGGTGCATCAATCGCAATCAGTACAATATCACCATCAAAGCCAGTTTCTTTGATTGAATGAATCCACGGCTTGACAACGTTGAAGTCGCTGTAGTTGCTAAAAGCACCAATAATCAAATCTTTCGCCATGGATAATTTCCTTTCAATTCTTGTTGCATCATATCATTTCCGCGAATGAAAAATGAGTCTTGTACAGAATCTGCACGACTCGCCACTCTGTAGTTTACACTATATTGACCATTCGTGTCAAATGTTTTTGACTTGGCCATCATAAAGGCTGAGAGAATTCTATCAACTTCTGGCTGATCGTCAGGATGTCTAGCTCTACGGTACCAATACGGAGCAAATGAGAGTGCGGCCATCTTTGGTATCATGAAGCAGTTTACATCAACGAAATTATCACCGATGACAGACTTCCATTTACCTAATGACTCACAATCATCGTTACAAATGTAATTGCCATCCTGATCAACAATCTTGCGTAATGAGTATGCCCAATCGTTGCCGCGGGTAAGTTGATTGACTAGCGATTCAATGTGATTTTCATCATACCAATTGTCTTGGTCTAGAAAGCACAGATATTCACCTTCAGCGATGAAAGTCATTGCACCATAGATGCGATGACCATTGTATTGGCTGTGACCAGTGTTGTACGGTAATGTAAGTACACTAGCATATCGCGATCTAACGATGGAATCTAGTGCATTTTCATAATGCTCAACTCCATCAACAACAATCAAATGCTGGATGTTTTTGTATGTTTGATTGTCAACAGAGCGAACTGCATCAGCTAGTTGAGCAGTTACTGTTGTTGGTGTAATGACTGTGATCAATGGATTCATAATATAATTGAGTTAGTTACTGACCTGGCGTATCTCGTTTGTATCGCTTGACTAGAAAGTCTGTGCCCTCTTGCCCTGCGCCAGCTGGTGGCAGAATGTCTGGATTAGGAGACTTCTTTTCTTCATGTACACTTTTATGTAGCTGAACTCCAGTGACTTTCTGGACCATATCCCAAGCATCTTTTGTTCGCTTGTTCTTCACATGATCATCAAATTTCTTCTTCTGATCTGGTGTAGCTTTTTGCTTGAATTTGATAAGCTCCATAATGCCGATGTTACCAGCATAAGCGGCCTCTTTTACAAGTTCTTTGAACGACTGCATTATTCGCCTCGCGTCAATGTTAGTATTTTCTGTATTTGTGATTCTATCATTGGACCACGATTAGGCCATTTGATGACAGGTTGATCAGCAGTCTTCAGTAATCTAGTCAGAAATGGAATTATCAGCTTTTCCAATTCTTTCATTCGCTTCTTATATTCCTCAACTGTCTCATCTTTCTGTGCAATGACAGCAGTGAAGTCTTCTTCCTGTTCTGCGGTGAAACCGAAATCGTCATCACCATATTCTTCCATGATCTTGGTCAGGTCAAACTTTTTCATTTGTCCCACGCTTTCTGTGCTGTGAAGTTTGCATGACTGAATTCAAGTCTGTCAACTAGCTTGACTGCATTACCCTTTAGTCTATCAACAGCAACAAAGCCCTCTGGATTCGTGACTTTGAATCCAGTATCAGTACGCAAGAATGCACCAGTGACTTGACGCATCTGTTGCAATTTCTTGATGATTATGTTCTTTGAATCTACGATCATGTTCATGATATCAAAAATCTTTACAAGCTCGGCAAAGTTGTTTCTGTAGAATCGCATGATCTCATTCTTTTCAGCCTGGCGCTTCAGCTTTGTGTCTTCTCTCTTAGCGGCAATGATCTCTTTATTCAGCTTGTCTTCAATCCATTTCAACAGTCCTTTTGCATGTTCCGTTGTATCTTTGATGTGTTCACCGGAACGCACTTTCGTGTTGTTGTATGTCTTGATCTGCACATTGAATATTTCAGAGGTAGCAATACGATTTAGTGTCATGCTACTGGTTCTTTGAAATAATGAGCCGGCTTGAGATAGTATGGCTGTGATTTCTTTAGTCTCTTTTTCGGTAAATGTTACTGTGCCAGATGCATCAACAAAATATGCATCACGGAACCAAACATCTTTAGTTGCTTTCATTCTACCGATATCAATGTTGAATGAAGCCTTCAAATCTGCAATTGTCTTTCCTGTGTATGCTGTGTGAAACACGATACCCATTTGTGCAGCCAACATAGACTTAGCCAGTGCAGAGTCTTCAGGAACTGCATACACAAGTGTATTTGGCTGAAATGTCACATACTTTACACCATCAATCGTTGCTTTCTTGATATCGCCTTTAGCAAACATCATATCGCCTTGCAGAATGCCGTCAATACCAATCTTTGGCAAGTATGATAGTGCAACTTTCAATTTCTTATTCAGTCCTTCACCAGGATGATTTCTATCAATATCATCATCTGTGTAGTTTAGCTTTGCATCCTTGTTGAAGATACCCTTTGTAGCAACAAAGAATTTACCATTCTCAGGATTAGTGCCAGCAAATACAGCAGGTGCACCATCCCACTTCGTGCTGACGTATACCTTACCATCTGAGTTGCCAGCAAGCATGTCTCTAAGTGATCGCAAAAAGTTGATTGCATCCCTCGCGCCAGCTACACCACGATTTAGAACTTCTTCCTCAATATGCTCTAGGTGAACGTTCTTGCCTTCTTTTGAGGCCTCTGTTAGGAATTCTTTGAATTTCATAGTTTTACTGTTACGCCTGTTGATGCGACTTTATCTGTAACAACAATGCGACCCGCACTGTCGCCTCTGGTGGGTGATACTCCATAAATTTTTGGCGTTCCATCTCTATCTATTGCATCTGGGTCAAACTTTTGATCTTCGCGGCGGGCCCTTAATCTGAAATATAAGTCGTGAGTCTTTGCATAAACATCAGCAGCAGTTAAAGTACCATTCAATGTTAATATATTTTTCGTCTTATCATATTTGCCAGAAACATCCATTGGACCAATATACATGAAATCGATTGGACCTCCCATGGCCTTATTTCCAATAACAATTTTCAACTTGTCACCTGAAGATATTTTACCAAAAACGTCAGGCACTTTATCACCGGCCTTCAACTTTTTCTTTTCTTTCAACTCTTTATATGCAGCTTTCATAAACTTCTTAGCAATTCCAGGAACTGCAAGTTCAAGTCCTTTAAGACCACCACCAGCTAAAGAGGGTGCAGATTCACCTTTCAGTGAGCAATTTATCGGCACTTCTTTACCTTTTCTCATAACATAGATTACAACATCGGTATAAGGTTCTGATCCACCAAGTTGCCTACCGGAATATTTCTCAGCAGAAACAACACCCTCTAAAACAGTTTTTCCTGCTACCAGGGTGATTGGGCTTTTTTCATTTGCTTTGAAAGCATCGTTTATTTTTTTAACTACGCCGGATTCTTGTCGTTCTGCTGATGCGCCTGCCATAAAAATCTCCATTTATTGGATATTTATACACGAACACCTTCGAACTTTGAGTTGAATTTACGCTCACGATTACCAAAGGTATTGATGGGCTTGTCATCAACTTGACCAGAATCTATGATGTTCTGTGCAATATCCTCAACATCATACAGCCTCATCTTGGATTTGTCAACACCAATCACAAACTTCTTATTCTCGTTAGGATCACTGTACCGATTCTTGAGTTGTTTCACCATGATCTGATTCAGTTGGTGCAATTCTTCTGTACTGATCAGTGCAAACATAAAGTCAGCAGTTGCAGGCAAACCAAACGATTCTGAAGTATCTTCAAGTCCAACGTCTGAGTTACTGAAACCACTTCGCGTGGTCTGTGTCGCAGAAACGATAGGCACATTGAATTCAACTGCAAGGCCACGCAACTCTTCAGCAATCGCTTTGATGTATGTGTATGAGTTTACGCTTGCACCCATCTTCATTCTGGAAGAACAGCAGATATTCAAATAGTCAATAAAGATAATCTTTGGTTGGAAATTCTTTTTCAGGTGCAACTCATTCAACAGTGAACGAAAGTGCATTGATCCAGCAGCCGCAGTTGGATATTCTTTAATGACCAACTTACCCTGTGCTTTGTTTTGAACAGCTTTGAATCTGCGAACATAATCTTCTTTACTGATAACATGAAGATCATTGATTGAGATGTTCAATAGATTTGCATCAATTCTTTCAGCAATCTTTTCTTCGGACATTTCCATGGTGATGTACAACACATCAGTACCAGCAGAGATACAACCAGCAGCAACGTGACACATGAACAAACTCTTACCAACACCGGTGCCAGCAAGTGCAATATTCAGTGTCTTGTTGGGCAAACCACCCTTGGTGATTTTGTTGAAGTAATCTAGATCAAACGGAACACGCTCTTCTTTTCTGTGATAGAATTCAAAGCGGCTTTCATAATCACTGATGTAGTCATGACCAACGTTCTGATCAAACGATACACCCAATGCATCAGCAAGAATCTTAGGAATCTCACCTTTGCCTTTGGTGCTTTTCTTATCATCAAGAATCGTGACCGATTCCATGATAGCATTGTAGATTGCTTTGTCTTGACAAAACTTCTCTGTCTGATCAGTCAACCAATCAATGTTGGTTTCTTCATTACGTTGCTCATGAATTTCATTCAGCAATTCAATTGCGCCACGAACCTGCTCTTCGGTATGACTCTTGCCTTCAGTCAGATTGATAATCAATGCTTCGTGTGTAGGCAAATTCTTGTACTTGTCCAGAAACTCACGAACTTCATTGAATACAAGTTTCTCTACGTTATCAGAGAAGTATTCCTCTTGAATGAACGGTATTGTTTTTCTGGTAAAGTCTTCATTATAAATCAGACTCTTCAGAATAGATTTTTCTAGGCGATTCAATTTGTGTTTCCGATAAAATAATTTGAGAGAGGATGTCACCTAACATTGTAACAAATTCCTCACTATTTTCTAAGTCTTTTTTGTTGTGATTACCAGGTTTGACAACTTGATAACCAAACTTGAGTCTGGCACCCATGCCAACTTCTTCTATGCTGGCATTAGTATAATAATAAATGACACCCTCATACTCTGGTCGGAGTATGAGGATACCAGTCAAATCGCTATCCTCAAAGTCGTGGAAGGAAAAGTCCTTCCCGACCTCAATTGACTTCGGCGCTCTCCAGAACGTCAACATTGCCCATAATTGATCCATAAGAGATTTCATATTTTTTCCTCACATATTCACCAAACTTTGGACTGGCAAGTAAGTCTTTCCAGAATTCTTCTGTTTGTGTTGCATCATAACGTTTCTTGTCACCCAATTCACCAGTCTCTTGATCAACCTTTGCATACCATCCGTTGCTTGGCTTCTGCACAAAGTTACCTTCAAGTGCAATATCCAATAGACCAGAATACTTGTTAATACCACCTTCAAATGTAACGTTGACTGCAATCTTAGATTTCTCACGAACATGGCGTGATTTCTCAACGTTGATGATGAAATTGTATCCGATAATCTCAGTGCCATCTTTTTCTTGCTGACGGCCAAGAATATAAATGTTATCTGCGGAGTAGTAAGAACCTGTGCCACCGCCAACAACATCTTTGGCATAAAGTTCCATAGTCTTATATGTGTGATTCACAACGACCATAGGAATGTCTTTCAATGACAAGTGCGGAGTTACCATTCGAAACAAAGACTTGACTTGTTTTGCGCGAGACATATCAGCAACAGACTTGCCTTCAAGTGCATCTTCAACTTCTTTCTTGGAGGCTAAGTTGCCAATAGAATCCAACAGAATCATGACACGATCATTTCGCTCAATGCCTTCCAACTGTTTCATGATATCAAACTTCAACTGTTCAATGTCTGTCAGTGGTGTATGGATAACACGTTCAGGATCAATTCCAAATGTGTCAAAGTATGCTTGTGGTGTTCCAAACTCAGAGTCATAGAACAGGAGAACGGACTCAGGATACTTGTCCATATATGCTTTAGCCATCAACAGACTGAATGCTGTCTTGAAGTGTTTAGATGGACCAGCCCACATTGTTAGACCTGGTGCAAAGCCACCATCTAATCGACCGGAGAGTGCAACGTTGATCATGGGGATTGATGTTGGAATCATATCCTTTTCCATGAAAAACTTGGACTTCGCTAGAATAGATGAGTCTTTGATTGTGGAGTTCTTTTTGATTTTATCAAGTAGTGACATTATGATCCTTAGAAAAATGCGTCAAGTGAATTTGTTTTCTCTGGCTTCCAATCAATACAGTCAAGAATGATCTTGATTGGATCCAAATATGCTTTCTGGAATTGTACATCATAATCTACATAGTTGTCAAGTCTAAACTCAGTAGGCAGTCTAGATGGATATGAGATTACCGTATCATTGATTGGATTTGGCTGACGTAGATATGTAAATTTCAGCTTTTCACCTTCTTGAATCACTTGATACTTTTTGGTTAGATCGTGCTTTTTCAAAAGGTAATTATAGAGTAGCGCACCCTTGACATGAATTGGTGTACCCTTAGTATATATCTGGCTACTGTCTGAGTATGTGCTTAGACCATTCACAGAACGAGGAAATGATATCTCTTCAGGCGGTAATTGACTAAACTCATTTCGGAAGTCTTCAATGAATTTCTGCACAGTTTCTTCATCAGTGGTAACAATCAACTTGATCGTTGCTTTCATCTTTTCACGGATAGCTGACGGTGTTGAAGACTTGACCATTTCCAAACCCATAACTTTCATATGTGGTTCAGCATACTGGACACCTTCGTTGTTGTACACGTTCAGAATGTAACGCTTCTTTGCTGTCCAGATACCTTTATCAGACAAGCCTTCGCGTTTCATTTGCATCTTCTGCGCAAATGCTTTTACATACGTAGCAAGGTCAAGATAAGACTTATCAATAAACGGTTGAATCTTATCTTCACAGACACGGTCCATGAATTCAATGACTTTCGCTGGAGGGAGCGCAAGTTTATCTGGCGCACCATACACCTTTGTAACAAGCTCATTAAGCCTGAGGTAAATTGAGTCCGTATCCGATGCAATAACATAATCAGTCCCGTTCGTTTTCAGCAGGCTATTCATGTAGCCATTCAGTTTGTTTTCAATCCAGCGAATCGACAACTGACCAGCAAGAGTAACGGCTAACGCAATTCTCAAGTCATAAAAACGAAAGTACTGTGAACCCATAGCACCATATGCAGAGTTCAATGAAACTTTCTTAGCAAGTTGCAGATTATTATATCTAGCAATTTTATTCTCTAATTCCGTGCGTTTTACAGAATCTTTTTCATTTTCATACTCTTGTTGAGCACCCAACATCATCTTCTTGAATTTCTTACGATCATTGTACATGTCTTCAAGCATCTTAGGTACAAAGCCTTGAATGTCTGTGCGGAAGAATTGACCGTTCGGTGTCAATGTAGCATTATCAAGATCAGTGAAATCAATCTCTTGATTCAACAGGCGTTCAACATCAACATTGGACGACAGAATCTTGCGCATAGCAGGAGTGTAGTCTTTTGGATCAATCAATGTCTCAGGCGAGATATTATATTGCATCATCAAGTGAGGATACAATGAGTTCAAGTCAAACGATGCAACCCACTTGTGCAAACCAACCTGTGGGTCTTTGACATATGCACCCTCAAAAGCACCATCTTTCTTAGTGCTACCCTTGGGAGGAACAATGATGTTTCGCTCCAGCAGGTAGTTGTGCATGATAGCATCCCACATGCGAGTCTGTGTGAATACATCTTCAAAATTGGACTTAGTGTCAAATGCAAGGGTTAGCGATAACTCCAGCAGCTTCAGCTTGTTCTCAAGCTCTTCAATCAGCAAAACGTCAACGATGTTATACTCAATGAACTTTTGATAATTCATTTTATACAATTGGTGCAGGCTATCAAATTCGTCATATGAAAGTTTGCTCTTACCCAACTCAACGTTGGCGATGTTGTCTAGACGATAGGATTCTTGTGACTTACCACCTGGCGCAAACCATTTGTACAATTCAATGTAGTCAAGTGATGCGACACCTTTGATTTCATAAGCAGTCATGTCGCGTCCATTCACAACAGCTTTGCGCTCATGGATCATATTCCATGGAGAAAGACGCCGTGTTTGCTCTTCACCAAGAATCTTCATGAACCGATTGTACAGATATGGAATATCAAAGAACTTGGTGTTCCAACCAGTTATGATATCTGGGCAGTCATGAAACCAATCTTCAAGAAATCTTTTACACAAATCATATTCATCACGGCACTTGATGTATGTGACGTTATCATTATAATTGTTGAAATCACCACAGCCATACACTTTCATGTGCCCACCGATGCGCTTCACTGCGATAGCGGTGATAGGCTCGTTGGCTTTGTATGGATCAGGAAATCCATTCTCTGAGCCAACTTCAATGTCAATGATATCAATAGCAATATGTTCTTGCTTCCAATCGACCATGCCTTTATGTTCATCAGCGATAAATGCATACTCATACTTGGTCATGCCAAAAATCTTGAAGTTCTGAACACCATCATATTTTTCAATGAAATCACGACATTCACGAATGGACCCAGGCTTAATTTCATCAAGATATTCACCTTGAAGATTCTTCCATTGTGTTTGCTTATTGGTAGTCAAAAACAGTGACGGCGAGTAAGCAATTTTCATCTTTACTCGCCGTCCGTTTTCTACACCACGATAAAGAATATTGTTGCCAATACTGATTACGTTTGTGTAAAAGTTGCTCATTTAGTATTTTGGAATTGTTGATGCAATCTGGATGCCTGATCCGAACATTGTATTATACTGATTTTCTAGCTCACGCACAGGTGAATTTATGGTAAGAATGTCACTACGATATATTGTGATGCCAGTTTCAAACTCTTGTGCATATTCTAGGTATGGAATAAATCCAAGCATTGGACCATCTTTAGTCACTTGGGTTGCGACTTGGACAGGCTTCTTGATACTAATCAAGTCACCGCCTTGTTCAACATCACCAAGAACCGTTTGATTGGTTTTGAAGGTAACAAGTTTCAATGTCATCGTGCTGGCTCCAGCAACTTGTTGACATTGGCTTCACCGAAAAATGTTTTCAGTGTTACCCACTTCTTGGGAAACAACATTTCACGACCACGGAAGTCATTAATGTTCAATGTTGGATCATTGACCAAACCAACAAGCTCGACCATATTGTCAAACTCACGCAGAAACAAGTCATACTTGTATGCTTGTAGATTGTTAGCTACAGCCAATTTATAGGCCAGCTTTGATGTATCGATATTATTCAATTTCGATGTTACTCCATTGTCTAAGTTTTTCAAATTTATGTTGTTTAGCAAGCATTAGTCCTTTCCATTCTACGCCAACGTTCTTTTTTACAAGCAAATCAATCATTGCTAACAGATCACCCAATTCTTCTTGGAGCATCTGGATATTCGTACAATCTTTACCGGGTTTTATCTGGTCAGGACCGAAACGAAAGCACTTACTAATTGCTTGAGTTACCTCTGCACATTCTTCTTGGAGAATAAGCAGTATCTCTCTAGTATCTTCGTTCATTATATCATACTTTCACAAAGGGTGCAAGCACTGGAGCAGTCCAACCCTCAGGTTTTAGAACTTTACCATCAGCGCGTTTGATAACTTTACCAGTGTCCAAGTCAATCTTAGCTAAGTTACTTCGTGCAACCTCAGTCCATGCTCCATCAACATCATAACCTTTCATCTTGCAATAACCCAAGATGACCCAGATCATGTCCATACATGCATCAAGTTGTTCAACTTCGTTATTGGCTTTGATAGCGTCTTGGAATTCCCAATACTCTTCATTGATCAGATTACGATATAGACTAACATTCTCGATGCTAGGCAGTTGATCACATGCATCAATGAATGTATTCACGTCCTGATTCATGTCGGTGTTCAGTTTTTTCAAAATAATTGCTCCATTTTCCATACTAATATTCAATTTGGTACCTTCATACCAACCCATGTCTTCAACTAGA